AGCGATGAACCAGGACCTGGACCTGGGACATCTGGACCTGGAACATCTGGACCTGGAACATCTGGGCCTGGGACATCTGGACCTAGTGATACAGGTGAAGGTCCAGACCCAAACGACCCAACAGCGCAACTAGATCCATCAGATGATGGCCCATTCAGACCACAAGACAGACGAACACCCGATACTGATCCATCCAAAGTATTCGTTGTGATAGGCGATTGGGGATCTGGAGATTCCAGACAAAAAGAAGTTGCAAAATGTTTAAATGAATACATCTCGATAAGAGAAGGATCTACGCAAAATATAAACATACAAATGCTAAACACATTAGGTCCAAACGAGGATGGATACATACCAACGACATTAATACATTCACCGAATAGAGAAAATAAATCAACGATAGATGGCATACAAGTGAGTCGTGGACCCATTTCTGATTCTGGAATATTAACTAGAAATCCAGGATTGGACACCCCCATAGATGTTTTTTCTAAAATAGAATCTATAATAATACCAAAATATCAAATAAACACTGCATTTAGATTGGCGCATTTTTTAGCACAGTGTGCGCATGAAACTGATAATTGGCGTAGTTTTTTCGAATATGGTAGTATTGATCGATTTAATCAAAAAGGTTATGGTAAATATCACGGTAGGGGTTGGATTCAATTAACCCATGAAAGAAACTACAGAAAATTTCAAGAATATTTAAATAGTAATCTTGGAATATCCGATGATATTATGTCAAATTTAGATTCAGTTGCTTTCAAATACGCAGCTGAAGCGTCTGCATTTTATTTTATAGGTGGAACTAATGGTATAGATTTGAGAATAATAGCAGACCAAGGCGAAAGTGCTGGAAGACGTATAACAGAAGTTGTGCATGGTAGCGATAGAACGTGGCCACTTAGAAAAAAATACTTTGATTTATATTATAAGTTATTGACAGGAACGGCTGGTGGTGAAGTTTTAGGAATATTGAATACTGGTGATAATTTTTATAACAGTGGCGTAACTAGTACAACAGATTCGCAATGGAAAACAAAATTTGAAGACATGTATACCACGAAACCAAAGTGGTATTCTATATTAGGAAACCACGATCATCGTGGAAACATTCAAGCACAAATAGAGTATAGTACTAAACAATTAGGATCTAAAAGATGGTATATGCCATCGAAGTATTATACATTTTCTAGTACATTTAATGGTGCAAATAATCAAGAGTTTAGAGTAGATTTTTTTGCATTAGATACAACTACAATTTTAGGCCAAAACGATGAAAGCCAGCTACAGTGGTTAAAACAAGAATTACAAAAATCAAACGAAAGGGGTTCTAGATGGAAGATCGTAATGGGACACCACCCAATACGATCATACGGCACATACCAAAATGATGATGCACCAGTTATGCGAAACAAACTGAGCAATATATTAAAACAGTATAATGTAGACATGTATTTATGTGGACATGAACATAACATACAACTGATAAAACACCCAGAAGATAAATTCGGATGTATAGTTTCGGGGGCAGGTGGTGCAAATAAAAGAACAAATCCATCAAAAGGGGTTGGCTCATTCTATGCGAGTAATGATGGTGGATTTGTAGTATTAAAATTAAAATTAAACTCAGTAGTAGTAGAAGTCCATCAAAATTGTAAATTACAATATTCTATGAATTTTGCAACAGGTGGGAGTGGTGGACCTGGAACATCTGGACCTGGAACATCTGGACCTGGAACATCTGGACCTGGAACATCTGGACCTGGAACATCTGGGCCTGGATCAACACCACAGCAGAGTAGTTGTTCTAAAAATATTAAAACAGATGGTAGTTCATATTGGTTAGCATTTTGTAAGCCCGAAAATGTTAAATTTTTAGGAGTAGATAACCCAAACGGTGCTAGACAAAAATTCAGTTGGTATAGACAAAGATTTGCATTTGGATATACAACGACTGGGGCAACAACTAGTCCTGGACTGAAGTTGAAAGATGGAAGTTCCTGGTATATGGATGGTGCTATAAATGGTGGATTTTATGGACCAGCGTATAATACATTTAGGGGAAAAACACTCGTAAAACCAAAATCAAAAGGAGAACCTACTAGAGATCAACAGGAACCTCCATTTAGATCATATCCAACATTAGGAATATCGGATTTAAGAATTCCAAATAAATTTGATTTTATGACCATAGACTCTACAGATAAAGGATATGGAATATATCAAACAAATGGAGATTATGATGACATTTCATCAATAGTATCAGATTCGTCTAAATATGCAAACGGAGTAATGCATGGTTTACCAGCATTGATAATAAACGGTAAAAATACTGGTACATCAATTGAAGGTAATTTGGATAGAAGAACGGTTCTTGGGGTCAAAAATAATGGAATAGTTGTTCTTATGACATTTTTTAATCAACCATTAAATGTTGGGTTAGCAAATACTATAAAGAAATTAATACCAGATATAAAACACGCATTGGCATTAGATGGTGGGGGATCCACATTTATGTACTATAAAAACAATGGTGTGGATAAATATTACTCCATGGATCGAAATAAAAACGGTAGCGGAGTTCCTGAGAGATGGTATGGTAGTATAATTGGATTTAAATGTAGCAATGAGGATTTAACTGCAGTGGATATGACTGGAGTTTCTGATGGTTCGAATTTAACATCAAACGATATATCTACATCTGGAACATCTTCGATTGCATCTCTACAAACAGAATTAGAACAAACGAGTTTAACGGATGTATCATCTTTAATAGCGAGTAATAATGATAAAAAGGAAAAGGAAAATGTAGATTCTGCAGAAGATGATAAGAAAAGGGAAGCAAAGTTGAAAAATGAACCAGATGAAAACTGCGCACCAAAACAAGAAAAAAATTCAATTAAAGAAAAATCTGCAGAAAAAACTCCAGAAGAACAATTGGAAGATATACGACGGGAAACTGGTATACAAAATAAAAATGTTCAAGAAGTATATGGCGATTCTAATAAGATTTTTCCTAGAGAAAATCCAAAAGCTACGAATGAGCAAATATTAAATTTATTGTGTGCAGAATTAAACTTTCAAAAAAATGTGGATAGGTTATTATACGAAGTAGCATCTACAAACCCACAAGCAATAAGCCCATTCGACACAAGATCACCAGAATATGGTAGATATAAATCATTGCAAAATGGAAATATATTTGAAGTTGTTAGTAGTCTGGTAGGTGAAACCAAAGATAGTACATATAAAAAATCAGTATGGAGTATAGGAGGGGATTTATACGAAAGATTAATATATCCACTAGAACCTAGGATAAATCGACGAGCTGAACGTGATCCTAAAACTGGAATACCACAAAAGATTGACAATATTGATAAGGCATTAGGTATTGTTTCTAAAGAATCGGATTACGTATACAAAGGTCCTGCTGATAGAAATAAATTATACATACCATGGGGATTGACACAATTCCACAATAAAGCATTAACAGATAATATAGACGATGATACCAAAAACCCACCACTCCATCAATGGTCGTATGGGATCAATATAAGCAAACAAATAAAAGATGATAAAGGTAATATACTAAGTAGAAACCCAGATTTCGGTCTTAGAATACCTGTTTTTGAACAGCTAAATTTCATCATAGGTTTTTTTGAAATAAATACCAGATTAACTCTTGCTCATTTTTTAGCTCAATGTGCGCATGAAACAAATGGGTGGATTAATTTTTTTGAAGTAGGTAGTATGGAATACTTAGACACTGCGGCATATGGCGGGAAACCATATAATGGTGGATCTAAGTATCATGGTAGGGGGTGGATACATTTAACGCATAAGTATAATTATGAAAGGTTTCACGATTATATGACTGTCCATAAAAAGGAGCTAAACTATGATCCTATAGCAAAAAATGTTATAGAAAAACCAGACTATGTTGCATACGACTATAGTGCTCATGCTGCTGGGTGGTTTTTTAGAGGACAGAAAAATTCTAAAGGTCAGACTGGTGGTAAGGATCTATTAATGGAAATAAATAAGTATTACGGTAATAAGGGAGAAACTGATGATATACATAATCAGTGTGTTACACGAATTACTAAATTCGTGAATGGTGGGGATTCTGGATTATCTGAAAGAATAGCATTGTTTCATAAATATAATAATATACTTTTAGAGGCTGAAAATAAACACAATGAAAGATATAAATCAAAAATAGAAACAAACAAAACCAATACCATAAATGAGTTACAGGATAATTACAATAATACATCGGGTGTTTTATACACAGACCCATTAACTGGAGAGCAATTCGAATATACACCATGCAATTGTTTATCGGATGCGTTAAAAGATCAAGAAGGAGCATTGCGATATAACGCTAGTAGAGGAATTTGGGATCAAAATAATTATATTTTTGCACAACATGTAGCTGATGGCTATAAATTTGACACACTACCAAAAGTAGTTTGGTCATATGTTGGCCACAACTATGTGAAGGATAATAATATAGATGGAGCAGGAACTGGTACAGGAACAGGAACTGGTACAGGAACTGGTACAGGAACAGGAACTGGTACAGGAACTAGTACAGGAACAGGAACTGGAACAGGAACTGGCACAGGAACAGGAACTGGCACAGGAACTGGAACAGGAACTGGAACAGGAACTGGAACAGGAACTGGCACAGGAACAGGAACAGGAACTGGCACAGGAACAGGAACTGGCACAGGAACAGGAACTGGTGTTGATGGTAGAACATCGTTTTTCTTAAGTGATGACTATGACAGCGAACAAAATTGGGACGATCCATTAGATACATCACTCTACCCTTGGCCAGGCGATCCTGATGAAAAATTAGAATTATACACCTGCCCTCAAATAGAACAGATACTTCGGGACGAATCATTTTGTAATGGTTGTACAACCACACAAAAGCAAATTTTGCGTGATCGTTTGGTGGCAATTTATAATAGAAAATGTAATAATACACCACCCCCTCCACCACCTCCACCACCTCCACCAAAAAAAGAAATATGTGTGGAGATACTTTTATTTGAGTACGATAGCCCAACACTCAGACCACAATCTCAATCTGAAATAGACAAAATATGTAAGTGGTTGAAAGACTGCCCAACATTAAAGATAAGGATAGAAGCACATGCATCCAAAGAAGGAGACAATGATGAATATAACTTACGCTTGAGTCAAGCTAGAGCGGATGCTATAAAGGCGGCATTAATACGATGTGGTATCAGTGGATCTAGGTTAGAAGCAGTTGGATTTGGGGTTACTCGTCTATTGCCAGGAATACCACCGAATGATCCAAAAAATAGAAGAGTTGAATTGGTAATATTAGAAGGTGAGTGTGATACTATAGTTAGTTTTTCAGAAGATTGTGATCAACCTGGACCTGGAACATCTGGACCTGGAACTAGTGGACCTGGAACTAGTGGACCTGGAACTAGTGGACCTGGAACTGGTGGACCTGGAACTAGTGGACCTGGAACATCTGGACCTGGAACTAGTGGACCTGGAACTAGTGGACCTGGAACTAGTGGACCTGGAACTGGTGGACCTGGAACTGGTGGACCTGGAACTGGTGGACCTGGAACATCTGGACCTGGAACATCTGGACCTGGAACATCTGGACCTGGAACATCTGGACCTGGAACATCTGGACCTGGAACTGATCAAAAACCCGCATGGGTAGATACTAATTGCGAAAACTACCCAGATCCACCAGAAGTAGCAAATTTCAAATTTAAATGTGAAGATGAAAATTCAAAAAAAGCTACTTCGGATTTAGATAAAGTGTATAAAATACATTTCCCATGTATGGTTGCAATACGTGGTTATTACTCGGGTGTTGAACGGCAAAATAATATTGGAATCTATGACGATGCTATGTTTTTATTTGAAAGTAAATTGAGAATGTCTTCATGGAGATATAATTTAGATCCTACTTTAAGTGGTATGGGTCAAAATACGGATGAAAATTATATTACAGGTCGAAACGCAGACAATATCATATACCCTGGGGCATATACATTTCATCCACGTTGGTTCATACAATATGGGGAAGCAAATGGAAAGCAATGCACCTCAAATGACCCCACAGAAGTTGATAATTGTGCTGGATTTGCATGGCATATAGGTTTAAGGGATGATGGAAAATTTAATAAGATAAAATATATTGCATTCTGGGCACACAACCACGCATTGCTGAAGTTTATATCATCACAACAATATTCTGGATATGAGTCGTTCAATAGTATACCGAAATGGCGTATGGATATGTGTGGACCCAATTATGGCGACAGACCATGTACTAAGGAAAATACGTTTTCAGATTTAAGTAGAACATTCACGTCATTAGTCGATACCCATAATGGAGGGTTTAATAATAATAATTTTAGTGGAAATCGAAATGTGATTTTAATAGATGAAAGTCAGCCAGTTAAAAATATTTATAATTTTAAAATAAAGAACAAACTAGATTTTGATACGGGATTGATGTCTACTTTTGGTGATGATGTCAGAGTGAGATTATATGGAACAAATACTGTATTTACAACTCTGGGTGCATTAGATAGTGGGTATAGTTCTTTTGGTAGTAATTTAATACATTTTGGCGATCTAGACTCTACAAATTCTGCGGGATGTCAGACTATGATAGCACCTGATTTTATACCATTCAACTGTTTAAGCCACAGGTGGGCAAAACGCCACGCATCTAGATGGAGATCTGAAGTTAAAAGCGGGATCAGATACTTTTCTGGATGGGAGAATATGATGAATATAGTAAATGATAATAGAGTATCTGCATATGATGCGCAAACTAAGACTTATAGTAAAATAACCATGAATAATGCAGAAAATATCTTACCAGAATATGGTATATCATATTATGTAATAGATGGACAGAGACCAGCAAGATATGATGAGATACGAAGAATAATAAATAGTAGAAGATTTTTAGTAATGGGTAAGAAATTATCCACAAGATCAGGTGGACTTGGCCTATTAAAACAGGTATTACAAAAAATACAAGATATATGTAAAAAATATTCAATAAAAATGTCCCATCTCATGGCAACCATAGATTATTTATCTGATTTTAATTTAAAATACAAAAATCCAAAATCAGGATCAGTTGGATTGATTGCGTTCAAACCAGAAACGGATCCTTCTAGTGATCTGAAAATATTTAAAATTACTACAGATCAAATACTACAAATGAATATGCTGGATCAATTAGAACTAATCGATAAATATCTATCAAGAAGATCTTCACAATTTTCAGAAGATCCCAACCTCGCTGAAGTATTCACCGCTATCGCATTAGGTGTTGTTATACCGTCTAAAGATAAAACACCGCCCTGGGATTTAAATAGCACAATATTTTCTAGTATAAATAAAGACGATTTTATTTTCGGATCAGTTAAATTTGGTGCATTAGATAATGCTGAATACCCAGGAAAAACACGAAATTTAATAAATGATGGTAATTTACAATTAGGTGAAATATTGGCAGATGTAATTCAATTGTCAATAGAATGGGAAACTACTGCAGATTCGGCAATAAAACAGGCTATTACTAAAAATTACATAAAGCCTTATGAACAAAGTATAGTATTTACCGAACCTTAAAAATAATAATATTTTATAATTATATTAAAATAATATACATCATATAAGGAATAGGAATATATGAATTCTGACAAATTTTTTCAAAAAATAAGATCTATAATACGCGAAGAAATAGAAATAGCTCTAGATTCATCTATTAAAAATTCAAAAAAAGAGCTTGATATAAAACCAAAAAAGGATGTATCTGAAACAAAGCTATTTAAAAAACCTAAAGAAAAAATATCTGAATTTTCAAGCATTCAAGATATACTGAATGAAACAAAACGGTCATTACAAGAAAGTTATGACTCCGAATATGATAATATGAATCTAAGCGGAATATACAACACGGATTCGATTCATTATAATAATGTACCATCGGGAATGAGTGGGGAAGAAATACCATCAAATATAATGAACGCATTAAACAGGGATTATTCTAAGTTGATGCAAAAAATAGATGAAAAGAAAGGTAAATAACAATGGCAAAATATAGAAATAAAGTAGAATTTTTTGCACCAAAAACAACAGACACCAGACTTCAAAAGTCTATTGGTGTGGATTTACCATTTAATGAAGAAAGTGGTATTTTCCGAAAAACATATGTAGATAGAGAACAAGTTATTGCAAATTTAAAAAATTTATTATCTACTACAAAGGGTGACAGATACATGTTACCAGAATTTGGTACGGAATTGAAATTCATTTTATTTGAAAATATAACATCTGAAGAAGAAATTTATACTAGAATAAGAGCAGAAATATCTGATGCTATATCATATTGGATGCCCTATGTTGGAATACGATCAATAGAAGTAGATACAAATATAACTAGCGATGGTAGAGTATTGGAGCCAGATCATGCTATATTTGTGGATCTGAATCTTTATATCTCATATTTAAACATTTATTTGCCAGTAAAGCTATTTATATCAGAAACAGGTAATGTATCCATTACAGAGGCAACCAATGAGTGATTTAGTAAAAAAAGATATAAGATACTTGGGAAAAGACTTTCCAACATTAAAACAGAATCTTATAGATTTTACAAAAAATTATTTCCCATCAACATATAGAGATTTTAACGAAGCATCACCTGGGATGGTTTTTTTAGAAATGGCCGCATATGTTGGGGATGTTCTATCATATTATACCGATGTTGCACTGCAAGAATCTATGATATTACAGGCTGCTGAAGAAAAAAATATTTTAAATATAGCACAGTCATTAGGATATAAGCCAAAAAATTTAGTAGCATCTAATGTAAAAATAGATGTTTTTCAAATAGTACCATCTAAAACAGAGAGTGGTCAAATAGTTCCAGATTATAACTACGCAATAGCAATAGAACCTGGGATGACACTCTCAACAAACGCTATCGGTTTTAATTCAAACTTTAGAACTATAGATTACATAGATTTTAAACACAGTAGTAGTATGGACCCAACAGAAGTTACCCCATTTGAAGTTGATGATTCTACCAATGAGATAACATTTTGGCTACTTAAAAAAACAACAAATGCGGTGTCTGGTGTGATAGAAACACAGACGTATTCATTTACTGACCCAAAACCATACGAAAAAATTACATTAGATGAACCAGATTTAATAGAAATATTATATGGAATGGATTCCGATGGAAATAAATGGTATCATGCACCATATCTTGCACAAGATACTATTTTTGAAACAACACCAAATATACCCAGAAATGATGTATCATTATCACAATATAGAACAGAGACACCGTATTTACTGAAATTAAGAAAAATACCAAGAAGATTTGTATCTAGAGAAATTGGTCCAGGAAAATTTGAAATACAATTTGGTGCTGGTGTTTCTAATATGGATGATGAGCTACTGATACCTAATCCAGATTTAATAGGAAGTGCTTTACTTGCAGTTGGAACTGAGGTTGTTTCGGATATAGATCCATCAAACTTCTTATACACAAAGACATATGGGCTTGCACCAAACAATACGGATATAACTATCTATTATACAAAAGGGGGAGGAATACGAGATAATGTGCCGTCAAATACTATAACCAATATATTATACAGAAATATTTTAGTAGATGAAACGGGACTAGATCCAGTACTGTATAACCAATGCATTGCTAGTTTATCAGCAGTTAATTCAGAACCAGCAAGTGGCGGAAACACAAGAGAAGATATAGATGCAATAAGACAGAATGCTTTAGCATATTTTTCTTCGCAAAATAGAGCAGTTACAAAAGAGGATTATATTGTACGGGCATATAGTTTACCGTCTAAGTATGGATCAATAGCAAAAGCATACATTACAAAAGATACACAATTGACAAAAGACTCAATCTATAATACGGATAGATTACAAAATCAATTAGCATTAAATTTTTATGTTCTAGGTTATGATTCGAATAGTAAATTAACTACGATAAACAACGCAACAAAAGAAAACCTAAAAACATATTTAAATCACCATAGAATGCTAACGGATGCCATCAATATAAAAGATGCGTATATCATAAACATAGGCATAGAATTCGATATAATAACAATGCCCGATCAAAATGGCAACATGGTTGTAATGAGATGTATACAAAAATTAAAAGACTACTTCAATATAAGAAAATGGCAAATAAATCAACCAATTGTTATCAGTAATGTTTATACTGAAATAGATAAAGTGGAAGGAGTACAAACTGTTGTTAGTGTAAAATTCAAAAATTTCTTTGATACAACACTAGGATATTCGCCAAATGCATATGATTTAAATATGGCGACTAAAAACGGAATAATATTCCCATCACTGGATCCTTCTATTTTTGAATTAAAATATCCAGATAATGATATTTTAGGAAGAGTGAGGTCTATAGGATGATATACTCAATTTACCCACAATATGATACCACACTATACGAGCGATCAGCATCAATGAATACAGGACTTGATGCAATACTCGAATTATCGCATGATGCTACGGTAACACAATCAATATACAATAGCAGAATATTGATGAAATTCGATGTGTCTGATGTAGAATCGAGTGTAAATTCTGGAAAAATTTCACAATCTGCAAAATATTATTTATCGTTAAAAACAGTTGATGCATCAGAAATACCACAGGAATATACCATTAATGCACATCCTGTTAGCGCATCTTGGTCTAATGGTACGGGTAAATACTTCAACAAACCACAGACAACAGATGGTGCATCGTGGTTATATCGTAGTTCAAAAAATTTAGGCTTGTTATGGGACACAGACCCAGTAATAGATAATTACGAGTGGGATTTGCAATCAGAGTCTTGGGTAGATGCTGAAAGTTTATTTGGAATAAATACGGCAGCAACAGTTCATTACGGATATACATCAGTATCTGGTGGGGGAACTTGGTGGGAAGATGATAATATAATATGCACACAATCCTTTTCTTATGCAACAACAGATGTTTATATGGATGTAACGCAAATTGTAAAAAAATGGATAACTGGATCTGGTAGGTTTGACAATGACGGGATGATAATAAAATTTAGCAATCAATTAGAAAGACAACTTGATAGCATCAGTAGCATAAAGTTTTTTTCAGTAGATAGCAATACGATATATGTTCCAAAATTATATGTGGTATGGGATGATTCTGTTTTTTCAACAGGAAGTTTATCGCCGTCAACTTTAGACAATATTAATATAAACGTAAAGTTAAACAAGTATTATTCGGAAGGAGAAAAAGCAAAAATAAGAGTGGATTCAAACAAAAGATATCCAGAAAAAACATATACAACCGAATCATATTATACTAAAAAATATTATTTACCAACATCATCATTTTATGAAATACGCGATGCACATACTGACGAAGTTATAATACCGTTTGATGTGATAGGTACTAAAATGAGTTGTGACGAAAATGGGAATTATTTCAATCTCTGGATGAACTCTTTTCAACCAGAAAGGTTCTATAGAGTAGTTGTAAAGACTGAAACTGACGGCGGAGATACTATCAGAATTTTTGATAATAATTATTATTTCAAGGTAACTAGATAATGGATGGATTAAACAGAAATGATAATGGTTTTATACTATCTAGTATAGATATGTCTAAAAACAATGGAATGTTAGAAGTTTTTATATCAGATAATAGATATCGTACTGATGATTTTAGATATATTGTGGATTCAAATTTTAAATCTTTACCATCTGCAGTAAAAGCACAAAATAATGTTATAGTTTCATTAAATAAAAAAATACAAGATTACATAGATTCTAGATTCGACACCACACCAGTAACTGATACGGAATTAAAAAAACAAGAACTTGCATTTTTTAATTCAATGACGAATATAAAATATGCGGATACAAATTCGGTAGACAGGTTAAAGAGTGAAATCTTAGTTTTAAAAGATCAGATAAAAACTAAAAATGAGCTTTTAAAATCCAGAGAAGAAATAGACGTAGTAAATGAAAATAATATAAATACATTATCCAAAGATTTAATAAGAAAAGATTTGGAATTAAGGGCAAAAGATCAAGTTATACAGAATTTAACAGAACAGTTAAATAATAAATTACAAGAGTTAGAAAACTTAGTAACTCAACAATTAAACACGTCACCTAGTAGTTTAAATGATATTACTGGCGATTTATAATAATCACAATCCATATAATTAATGGCAAATTTTGAATATAAAAATATAGATGAAATATTAAATAATCCTACCAGTAGAGGTTCTAGAATTTCTATAAATACGGATCCTACTAGAATTATACCAAAATTTGAAATGAAAGATGGGTTGGATTTAATTGCAAATTCATCAACATTTGGTTCTACTAGTAATGCTTTAAGAGCAAGATATGAATTAGGTTCCTTGATGATGGAATCTGTAGAAATGCATGTTTTTTTACAAAATGGAGCGTATTTAAGATCCATATATGATTTAACCACTTGGACAATGGCTGGAACCAATATCTATTTAGATGTTCATACAGATGTTCAATCATTGAATCTACCACCAACTACATATAAGATAGTTTATAATTTTATACGTAATTTTATTGGTAGCGCAACCAGTCCTGTAAAATTATTTATATCTGAAATATCTGATGATAGAAAAGAATTACAATTAAAATTAACATCAAATGAAGATAGATTATATGTAGACGCATTGACTAACTTTGTTTTAGATTATCTCAAAGGATCTACGTTTTTACCAAAAGTTGTTATGAATTTTGGTGAAAACAAACTAATAGATATTGTAAATGTAACATCTGACGGTAGCACTGATTCTTTTTATGTAAAGTTATTTGAACCATTACCATCCGATTTGGACTTGTATTTTGAGGGCTGGCTTGGTACAGAAATAATGCAACCATATATCGACACTATCCAAGTTCTACCAGAAGAAGAAGATAGACAGGCACAAGGAATACGAGGTCCAAACTTTGAAGCAGAATATGAATATTCAATAATAACGGAAACTGATTATAAATCCATGACCGATATATTATCGAATAATACAAAGACTTCTCAAGAAATTTTAAATAAATATGTTTTTGGGTCTTCATCATTTGTAAAATTAAATATTGATTATAGAGAATTTGAAAACTTTGTTTTTTATTCTTCAGCCACAGATAGATTACAAAATTTCTATTATAAAATAGGCTTGTTAGAATATTATAAAAACGAAATAGATTCATTGAATCAATATACTGGTTCATTGAATGAAAATAAAATACAACTAACCAGATTATTAAACGAGGTTATATCAAAATTTGATGATTTTGAAAGTTACCTATACTATGAAACAACAGCCAGTAACTTCTACACCAGTCAAGCATCAGCAACTATAATACCTTATCCAAAATATGAAGTAACGGGTAGTGATTTCGACTTATCAACTCCTACAGGTAAATATAAATTATATGATCTAGCATCAAATGATGTTGAAAGTTGGTACACTGGACTACAAGAATCTGCAAGTTTTTATGATAGCAACAATAGAAATTCATTACAATATAGCGTTCCAGACTTCATAAGAGAGGATTCAGAAAATTCAAAGTACGTATCATTCATTAATATGATAGGGCAACATTTTGATATAATATATCTTTATGTGAATCATATTTTGGAGAAAAATTTAAGAGAAGAGCACCCAAAAGATGGAATTTCTCAAGATCTAGTATACCATGCTGCAAAAAATTTAGGATGGAAACCAGTACATGGCTCACAATCGAAAGATCTATGGGAATATGCTTTAGGTATAAGTGGTAGTGGGGACCCCATACATACGGGAAAAACTACAGTTAATAAGGATTTATCTAGAACATACGAGGAAAGAACGAAAGAAGTATGGAGACGATTATTAAATAATTTACCATACATCTACAAATCAAAAGGAACTTCTAGAAGTATAAGAGCAATTTTAGCAGCATATGGTATACCACAAACCGTATTGACAATAAGAGAGTTTGGAGGACCAGATAATGCTGATATTGGATTAATACCAAGAGCAGAATGGGAAAAACACACATATTATCTGAATTTGCTGGGTAGCTATACAACTGGGAAAAAGAATTCAATACGAGTACCATGGGAACGAGTTCTTAATGCGAATAATTCATGGCAATACCCAGATACAGTTACATTCAGATGGAAAATGAAACCAGATTCGGTGTATCCGTATTCTGTGGACCCAATACAAACTGTTCTTCAGAAGAATTCTGGAAGCAGATTAGACTGGTTCGTGACAGTACATCATGATGGTACAGATATAGGTAAAGGTAGTTTGAATTTTTATATTGGCAATGGAACAACCTATGCAACGGCATCGATATATGATCAATATTTATATGACGATGTTCCACTAAACATAATGATCCGTAGAAGCAACAGTACTGATATAAGTGGTAGTAATCAGATATACGATTTTATATTGAAAACAGAAAAATACGGAAAAATTGCTATAGAAAAATCTGCAAGTATAGTCATTAGCGGTAGTGTTAGTTCTAGCTATAACTTGGCGTGGGTATCGAATGGTAATTTGCATATAGGTTCTGGTTCAAATAAACAAACTAGTAATATATTATCGGGATCGATATATGAACTAAGGTATTGGACTAAACAATTACAAACGTCCTCGTTCAATAACCACGTATTAGCACCACGATCATATAATGGGAATAACCCAACAGCATCATTCTATGATTTAAATGCACAGTTTAAATTTTGGCAAAAGTTGGATTTAGATACGACTAGTAGTATAGAAAGTAGTCATCCAAATCAAAAACAAAAAACTTTTTATAGTTCTTCAAAAGTAGCAACATTAACACAATTTTCTAATGACCATTATGAGTCCACTGTAGAAAATTATAACATGGAAGTTTCCAGTATAGGTGGAAATACGGTATTTTCAGAAAAAGTTAGAATTGATTCTGGTTCACTGGCCAGTTCGTTATCTATCGATAGAACTGGGGAAATCAGTTTATTTGATAGACAAACTAGGGATTCTAACAAATTGATGATAGCATTTTCTCCACAGAGCATAATAAATGAAGACATATACGAATCCATAGGAAATGTTGCACTAGATGATTACATGGGTGATTACTCTAGTTTATACTCTAATGAATATTCTAAATTGAAATCATTTTCACGGGAGTATTGGAAAAAATATGAAAATAAAAATGATTTTACAGCATACATAAATCTAATAGCATTGTTTGATTTTAGCGTATTTGATCAGATACGCCATGTGTTACCAGCAAGAGCAAACGAGATATTAGGGGTTGTGGTTGAACCAAATGTATTGGAACGATCTAGAATAGAAACCCCAAATTCTTTTGAAGTAGATGCTTCAGAAAAATACTCAATAGAAACTAATGAACTTAGAAAGATACCAACACCCGTTTTAGTGAATAATAGCAAAACCACAACAATATATGTGGGTTTTGATGAAAACGATGGTAGTTCTGTAAATGATATAGAGGGTGAGCAAGACATATATGTTGAAGTCGAATCCGAAACAGAGGATATAGACGGTGAATATGATTACGAATTAACACCATTAGCAATAAATACCAAAAAAGAATTATCATTAAACGTAAGAACGAACAACCCAACATTTCAATACACTAAATATACCGCATCGTTAGGTCAAAATGAACCAATTTTAATACCAAAAAATAACGGATACACTGCAACGATAAATGTTACACCAGGAAGACTAACAAATACTGTTACAACAAATTTAACATATGCAGAAAATTACGCAGTATTACCAATGACGCATAATACTACATGGAAAAAAGTAAATGTAGTTCCATCTAAAACCGATAGTAGTGAATATGGTGCATTTTGGGTTGGGGTTGATAATGACACTTACAAATCCACAGGGATATTTGAAACTATATTAGACAATAGGGCGTTTAAATATTACAGTAAATTTATTAAAACATATAATAACTTAGATGATTTTAATAATGGCGTAATAGCATCATTATCATATGAAACGGGATCTGTTGCTTATCAATCACCAAAAAATATATCAACTGGTATACAGAATCATAGATATAATGGATGCAAACTCACAGATCCAGATATAAATAATCCTTCTGAAATTCCACAAATACCTGGTGGTGGTGCTGTTGTTGAAGTTATTGTTAATTGTTCTTCAAGACAAGAATGTACAGTAGATTGTCCAGAATATTGTGATGAGGAATGATATTTATTTTATAAAAAAATAGTTTATTAAAAAATAAAAATATACTATTTATAGTAGTAATTAATTACCATAATATAAGGAGTTTTACAATGGGAATGTTAGATAATTCGGTACTCACAGTTGATGCTATTCTTACAAAGAGGGGCCGAGAGCTTTTAGCCCAAGGAAGCGGAAGATTCAATATAACACATTTTGCTTTATCAGATGATGGAGTAGACTATTCACTTTTTGATCCAGCACATCCGCTTGGTACCAATTATTTTGGAGCAGCAATAGAAAGCATGCCCGTTACAGAAGCAGTTCCAGATGAAACACAATCTATGAAATATAAATTAATTTCATTGCCTACTGGTCAAATTTCAATCCCATACATAGAAACTATACCAGATATAACGCTAAGCGTATATGCACCAACCGACACTAGTGAAAATAGTACAGATACAACCACAAAAACCATTACACCTGTATTAAAACAATGGGATAGAGCAACGGGTCAAGTTATGCAATTTCAAAACTACACTTTCACATTGTTGGATACAACATACGTTGTAATGACAACTACTGGAGCAACTGCTGGTATGAGTAGTATGAGTGGAAATAGCATGACAATATCTTCTGCCACATCAGTAACATTATCAGTTAACGGTCAACCTAGAGAAATTTTAGCTGGAACTGATAAAATGACTAAATTGATAATAACAAATTCTACATATGGTTCTAGAATAGTGGTACCAATAACAGTAACAAAAGGAACATTAATTTCCTAATACACACTTTTTTCATTTTTTTTCATCTGTTTTATAGGATCGAGAAATGGTAAACGAAATATATCAAGAATTAAGAAGAACAACGTCACAAACACCTAGTCCAGATGGGTCTACCCCTAGAAGTTTATACGCATCCACAACACCGTTGTACAGGACTTCACATGTAAAAGGTATGTGGAAAGATACATTGGGGGAACTCACAACATTCTATACTAGTTCTACACAATCATCGGATTCAAAAACATATCATTATGAAGTATGGGGGTCTTCTTCCATTTTATCAAATGATGATAATATGTTTTCGATTTCATATGGTCATATACGTGGTTCTGGCTCGTTGAATAATGGTGGGGAAGTTGACGACACGCCAACGAGAGCAATATATTCTCAATTCCGTTTACTATGTTTGGATAACAATGAAAATTTTGTTTTAGGAAATGGAAAAGTAATTACTGATTTTTATGTCATTAATTTCAATCGAGATAAAATGGGTGAAAAATTAGACCCAGGAAACTTTGAAATAAATTTAGCAGAACTTAATGGTGGATCTTACATTAATAGTGTTCATACGGGTAGCAATGTAACGGTCAATTCTTCTAAAAAAATAATAACATTAATAGATGATTCTGGTGATATAGCCGATACAATTGAAGATGCAAAATTATCATCCATACCAAGAAATTTAGTAAGCGGTAGCCTTTCTAGTGGAGTATTTTCATCTTCAACTCCACATTATTATGGACTGGTATATCCAGACAAAGGGTATATTATAATAGATGCTAATGGACTAAATTTATCAGCATCTTTTAATACAGTGACTGGTAGCAATATATCTGGTGATAATTCTATGAAATTTTTTAAATCCATAAGTGGGTCGGCTGCTATAAATGCAACAAAAGGATTTGCTGCTAGATCGGTATCTACAAAAAATTGTGGGTACTATTTCATAAATATACCAAATGATCGGTATAACTATACATCAAATCCAACGTATGTAGAGCACGAATCTTTAACAAAGGGTAAATTAAAATATGATAGATTTCAATATGAACCATTGACATACATAACAACAATTGGTCTTTATAACGATGATTTAGAACTTTTGGCTGTTGCAAAAATGAGCAAACCCGTTCAAAAATCTTTAAGTAGCGAATTATCAATAACTGTAAAATTAGAGTATTAAATATGGTAGGATCTTTTAAAAAATTTGAATCAGATGCTATTACATCGGTTCAAAGAGAATTGGTTACGGCACCCATGTGGACAAATTCAACTGCCACATTAACTAACCTTTATACTAGCTCTGAACAATCTGTAAGTCAAAAAGAATATTATTATGATTTGTATAATAGTCAATCAAATGCGGTTGGTAGCGAGGTTCAATTCGTAGTTTCATTTGGAGATTTAGTTGGTAGTGGATCATCTACAGGGTCATATGGACAAAATCTATACCATTATCCTACCAAAGCAATCTATACACAATATAGACAACTACTATTACCTAACAGTCAAAATCTATTTACATTTAGAAATGATGAGGTTTCAGATTATGTATACATAATAGATATAAACCGATCAAGATTTAGAGATAGGGTTGATACAAACACCTGGCAATTAAATCTAGCAAAACTAAATGCCAGCGGAACTGGTGTATCGGCTGGTGGAGAAATTATAAATTTAATAGATGATTCCACTAGATCTACTATAGAATATGCACAACAAGGTGGCAGGGTATTTAATATTCGTAGTGGAACAATTGCCGATGGAGTATACACCAGCGATAGTACACCATGGGGGTTATTCTACCCAGATAATGGTATAATAGTTTTAAACGGAAAAGCATTAGACGCATCTGCATCGTTTGTCACAAGAAGAAGCCCAGTTACGGCAAGTGGCGATTTTTCTGCATTAAAATTATTTACATCTATAAGTGGGGCAATGGCTAATAATTCCGCGTATGCATTTCAAGCAAGAACTAGCGAAGTTATAAGTTCTAGATACTATTTTGTTAGACTATTAAATGATGAATTTAATTATACGAATAATGTTAGCTTTTTTACTGGAAGTTTGAATATAATAAAAAATACGTCAATGTATGATGACCCACAAGTTTACATCACATCAATAGGAATGTATGATGATGATTTAAATCTATTGGCAGTTGCAAAAATAAGTAAACCTATCAAAAAAACATTTGATAGAGAAGTTGTTTTAAAAGTTAAATTGGACTATTAAATAAATGGCTGATTATCTAAGATACGCGAATTTAGGACCTAGCTATAGAGTTCTAACAACCCAAGACGCTATACGAAAACTTGGAGATTATAGATATTATGATAGAGATGGTAATCTTGTAACATTTTATCCAAATATACAAATGCCGTCAGGTTTAATCGGGTATGAATTTGCAATAGCGTCAATATTAGAAAATATGAAGAATAAAGACAATGCGTCTTTTTTAAATAATACTGGTTTTGGTGTTATAGAAAACACAAGTATGCCAGGATTTGGTCAATACTATTTTGAGATAGAACAATTAGTCCATGACGGAATAGAGCAGAGAGTATCTAAAAGAATTTTACAAGAAAGGCAGGATATACTCAACCAATTTACAAAGATAAAAAATGTATTCGATGCATATAGAGCATTTGTAGATGATCCAGATTATGTTGGAACTACATTTGAATCCTGGGCAACTACAGCAATACGGGATTCATCTAGTAATAAAACATATATGGACTTTTTGGCAGAAACTGTTGAACAAAATGAGCCAGTATATTCTGGAGATGGGAACACTAGATTATTTAGAGGGGATGTAGATTACTTAAAAATATTATATGCGCTAATACCAATATATTTTGTAGGAAGGGATACTGGACTGCAAGCAGCAATACCTAGAAAATCTAGAACTGGTATAGTTGACACAGAGTTAGCAATAGCTGGATATAGATATGAGTTATCGAAAGCACCAGGGAATAGAGTATCCGTTCCACAACCAAACGAAAACAATAGAAACACAACATATTCGCTAATATTAAAGAGCTTCACATCATCTACCATAAAATCTGGATATCAACGATGGGACTCAATAATACTGAATAGAAGTATTTTTAGTGGGACTCCTGATATAGAAGAACTTTATAAAACAATGTTAGATCCGTTAGATCCAAATTATGACCCAGAAGACACATGGTTATACAAGACGAACGAATTAGATTATGGGAAACATGATACTTTAGAAGATTCTGATAAAGAATGGGGGGTTTTAAGAGAACCAACACCTGGTTCTTCTGGTCAAGCTGGATTTGTTCCACAATCCATAAGACGGCAAAATGTTAGAGTTTGGGTCGTGCAAGGAACGGAATCAATTACAGCAGATGTAACAGGGACAACTACTGGCGTAACAACCACAACTACAGATACACAACGATCCAATCTATCTGGTAGAAAATTTTATCTCATGGTGGAAGAAAAGTCATACGATATCACAAACCCAACAGCACCACCTAAAATAGAAGTAACAGATAAAAAATATTCTATACCATCTTCGCCCAGTTTAGTAGGAACATTATTTTGGTGTGATGATAAAGGATCCCAAATACAAATAGGTTCTGCATTTTCCCTAGGAGTTGGAAAATTATCATATGGTCAAAAAAGCTGTTTTTACCCATCTAAGGGAACTATATTTTCATATTCGTATTATTATGATATAAAAGATATTGTAAAAAATTTAGATGATTTCTTAGGTTCAACTGTAACTCCGCAAAATGTGTATCCAGGTGGAATATACTTAAAGCAATATATTTCTGAAGCATTACAGGCAGGAACTAGAATATTCGCAATGGATATGACGAATATATGCGATAATACAATGGGGGAATCCAAAGGACAAATAGGTAGTTATTTATCCTTAATAAGAAAAAATGAAGAACGATATAGAATAGTGTCATCTAACTCCGTTTTAACAGGAACCAAACCAACATGGGTTTCTGATATAGAGCAATCGATGGCAATGGGTATGCTTGAACATGCGGTAAAAAGTGCAAAATATACCTTTAATGAAGTTATACTATCACCATCCGATTTAGCTGGAGAATATTGGAGTCCGAGTCTATTGGATTTTGAAGGAGCATTGCGATCTAAACAAATTTTTGGTGAAATACGAGATTGTACAGAAGCACCAATTATAGTTACAGGTCCATGTCTTAATGAAGCAAATTGGGAAGTTTTCTTAGAAGTAGATAATGCATCGCAAAATATTTCCGATTTTTATATTCCAAATGAAATAGCAAACTTGGTAACAAAATTACCAACAGGAACCAATTCATATCAATTTATTGACAATGGTTTGCTAAAATTAGAAAATAGAGAATTGTATAAAAAATATGTTATAGATGAACAAAACAGGGATACTATAACCAATTTTATAGACATACCACAAAGTAGATGTTTGCGAGGTCGTCAGGTACAATATAATAGATTTATTAGATATGATTTAAAATATGTATTTTCTATAAGATGTAATAATGGCGGAACATTCATACCTATAGATTATTTGGGAGAAGCGGGTAGATTCGGTCTCGCATATACAAATTCATCGGTTTTCAAATCTAGAAAACTTTGGCTAAGAGAGTATCTATACGGTAGGGCATTGGGGCCAAATGGATATACTGGGCCTACAAAAGTAATAGTCCATTACAATGGTTCAAAAATAGAATTAGAACCTGGATCTTTTGTGGATAATGCAGATAATACACCAGGAACTGATAAAGCATTACATACATTGATCTCAAATGATGCATCTGGAATGCCTTTTAAATATCCATTAATAGATTTGAATGGAAACGCTGGATATTTTGATTATGTAGAAATTCAATTTAACGGAAACGTAGATTGTGGATCTAAACGTGTCTCTATAGAAAAAAAATTAGACCCAACAGATAGCTGTGGCTGTACAGAATTTGATGAGTACACAACATTCGTATCATATGACCAAAACAATCCAGAATTTAAATATACACACACATCTGGTGAAGTAACAACCGTAACTATTCCACCAGGGGATATTAAACTAGGAACAACAACAGGTGGTCGTGTAATAAAAGAAGATTGCATAGATCCACCAATACGAATATATCACCCATTTATGTATGGAAAGGATGTTTTAACGGGTGTTAATAAGGAAGTAATAAAGGGATTATTTAATACATCACAATCATTGAGTTCCTATTTCACTAGTTCAACACAAAATACTGCATCAAAAGCATATTATTATGGAATTGCTGATTGCAAAAACTGCACAACTGCACCGTATTTTTCAGTGGCATATGGTAACAATGATGGATCTGGTTCAGTCAATAATGGGGGTGAAGTAAATGATACACCTTCTAGAGCAGTATATTCGCAATATAGATTAATGGCAATAGAACCGCCAAATAAGCAATTTGAATTTTATGATAATGGAATATTAACCGCATCAAATGAGATATACGTAATAAACTTCAATAGAAACGTATTAAATGATAGAATAGACCCAGGAAATTTTGAAATAAACTTAGCAGAATTAAACGGCAAATCATATGCAAACTCTGTGTATACTGGAAGTAATGTAGCGGTAAGTGCATCCAAACGAGTTATATCTTTAATAGATAATTCAAACGATTTCAGTGAGACAGAATTTTGTGTAGAAAGCCCGTATGTATATTATCATATTGTCAGTGGTACACTACAAAATGGAGTACATTTTACTGGAGCTGGAACAGAAGCAACAAATACAGGATTTACTACATATGGACTAGTCTATCCAAATCTTGGTGTGATAATCTTGGATGGTAAGAAATTAAACGTATCCTCATCATTTAATTCTGTAACTGGTAGTAATATAAGTGGGGATAATTCGTATAAATTATTCACAGCCATAAGTGGTGCTGCGGTTTTAAATAAACCAATGAAGGCGAGAAATGTTAAAAAAGTTTCTACAAACCATTATTTTGTAAGAATACCAACAAATCATGCCAACTACACATCAAATCCAACATTTACAGTGGATGATGGTGCAGAAGAAGGTAGAATTATTTATGAATGTTTTGTGGATAACCCAGTAACATACATAACATCTGTTGGTTTGTATAATAGTGCAAAGGAATTATTAGCGATTGCAAAACTAAGTAAACCTGTTAAAAAAACACCACAAACAGATATTTTAATAAAAATTAGATTAAACTGGTAATATGTTAAGTGAATCAGAAATATTAGAACGACTATCAAATTTCATGGTAGTTGAATTACAGGATTATACATCAGAAGCAGATGCGGATTATACAAAAAGAGTTATATCTGCATCTATTTTTTTAGATATTGTTTCTGGGTTACGTTTCCATGTAAATAAACAAAATGCTGCTCAAAAGCTAAATATGATAAATTCTGCAATTAAGCAATATAATGATATGATAAAAATGAGACAAGAACAAATAATAGAATTAGATCAAAATCAAGTATTAGCACAGTCTACACCGCAAGTGATTATAGATTCAACCTTTAGAGAAGATGTGAAGAAATGAGTTTAGAAATAAACAAATATGTCTTAGATCTGTTGAAAGCATATGTTCAATGGCAAATAGAAAATCAGTTCCCACAACGGAATATGATAGATATAGTTGATAATACGAAATATGATGGAGCTGTATCTACAAATGGATCTATTGCAACCGTAACAGAAGGACCAAATGCTGGAACGTTGCCGTTATCCAGCATGATTTTACTGACAAATAAGCAAAAACAACAAATACAGACACCAACCTTTAGTAGTAATGTATTCAAACAAATATTGAAGGATAGGGATTATAGAGCACCTGTAAAAAGACACAGGAGTTTTGGAGCATTTCCATCAAATAATGAGCGGGTATATCAGTTTTACACACAATCATTGACATCCAACATAAAACAATATTATATGTCGGTATACAATAATACCATATTTTCTAACGATAATAAAGTTTTTGATATAGCATATTGTCATATTTCTGGATCTGGATCATTTCTACAAGAGAATGGTGGTACATTATATCCATCAAAAATAATGTATGCAAAATATAATGTGTTGTGTAATGATGATCAAAAACCGTTTTTCTCATTCAAAAATGAGAAAAAAATAAATCACCTATACGTCATAGAGTTTAATAGAAATCATTTCAAAGATCTCATAGATCCAGGAAATTTACAATTATCATTGTGCCATTTTGTATCAGAATCTATAGGAAGCCCACCATATAATCCAACAGGAGATGCGCGTGTATCTGCTAGTAGAATCTATACTCTAATAGATGATAGCTATGATGATAAAGAAAAAATAAAATACACCGAAGGTGTTAAAGATTATTATTATTTGGTATCTGGTTCATTAAAAGATGGTATTTATGATGAACCCACATCAAATGCGTGGGGCGTACTTTTACCAAAAATGGGTATAGTTATGTTGGATGCGGATGTATTGGATGCGTCGTGTTCATTTCAAACTGGAACTGGTTCTTTATTCGAGAATAATACTCATAGATTGTTCTTTTCTATAAGCGGGGCATTTACACCAAGATTTGATAGACAAAATACTGAAGCATTGTTCTGCAGATCATCTGAGGAATACTTGACCGAAACATATTTTTGTAGATTAGGAAAGGATGAATTTAACTACACAAATAACCCGACATATTTATCTGGTAGCGATTCACAATTACGATTTTTCTCTTTTATAGATAAACCAAAAACATATATGACAACAATAGGATTATATGATACACAAGGGGAGTTGATAGCAGTTGGGAAAACCAGAAATCCTATGTTAAAGGATTCTAATACCGAATATGTAATTCAAGTTAGAGTAAGGATAAATTAACAATGGCATTTCAAATAAATAACGAAATTAGTTTAGTATACAAGCCGTTAAAATCGGGAGACTATACAATAACACCATTTGAGATAAATAAACGGTGGAAATTCGATAGTACGTCTATAAATAATTCTTTTTACGAGAATGATAAAATCTCAATATACAGAGCATTTTACCCAGAAAACCATAAATATTTTGGGAATGTTGTAAATATTTCATCATCATTATATCAGAGGGTATTTACTACCCAGAGTATAGATCCTAAATTACTATGGTATTGGGTGGATAATATGTTTTACAATGATTATAGTAAAGATAAACTATCACTAGAAAATATAGATTATAATACAAAAACATATTTAGCAGAATCGTCATCAATAGTAGCATTACCAGTTAATATGTTTGGTGAGGGTATAAAAAAAGAAAGTGTGAAGATAAATATGTATAGCACTAGTTCGACACACACATATTATCTGTATGATGATGGATATGGCAATCTAATAGATAGCGATTTTAACCAATCCAATTTTATAAACGATTCAAAATTATTGATGTATCTGGGATTCAATGAGAATTATAGAGACTACGGTTTCAGAACTAGAAAAAATAATTTTGTAATAGACGGATCTACACATAGAAATTCTGTAAATATAGTAAATTATAAAGAAGTATCATATAGACCAGGCATACCAACAACCGATACTGGAGAAGCAACTGGAGTTGCTATAGATTTACACGGTGGATATTTTGATGTTACCAATCATAAACTATTTAATTTTAGAAATACAGATAATTTTGCATTTAGTTTTTGGATAAACACACCAAGTACACAAAAATCCGAAGTGCATAAATACAATACATTATTTAGTAAAAATGGTTTAGAATTAGACAGTAAATTGGATGAATATTACAATGTTGTAGTTTATAAAAAAGAAAAAAATGGAAAACAATATCCATTTAACATATATCTAACAAATTCAACAGATCCAAATCCAAGACGAATAGTGTTCAAACAGAGTTCTGGATTAACAACTGCGGAAGTTACATCCAGTCAATTATCTGTTGGAACATGGACACATGTTGTTTGTCAAAAAAGTTCTAGTGCATATCAAATATGGTTAAATGGGGTATTGGATTCTAGCTTAACTGTAAATATCCCACAGCAAGTCTATAACGATGATTTTGTGTTTATAGCCAGTAATGGATCAAATGATTATGCATTCTCTGGATCTATGGATGAGATCCGTATCTATAAAGACTATTTAACATCGAATGAAATACAACATCTGTATAATAATTCATTAGAAACTGGATATGCATATCAGACCGCTAGAGTTGGTAATGTTTTTTACAAACAAGGGTTTATAACAGTATCAGACCCTAGGCCAAAATATAAAAATGCATTATTAGGTAGAAGTGGAAATTATGATTATTATACAAATGATGGTTTTGATTTGGAATTTAAAAATACTATGACTTTATATGAGTATGAAATAATATGCAAGATAAAGAAAAATGAGTTTAATTTTACTCAGAACTATACAGTTAGAAAAAACAATGATGTGGAATCTAATATGTTAGCCGATTATGTCACTAGTTCTTATTTCAACCCATACATAACGACAATTGGTTTGTACAACAGTGATTTTGAATTAGTAGCAATTGCAAAATTAGCAAATCCAACAAACAAAAGAGATGATGTTGATATGAATTTTATAATAAGATTTGATATGTGATGAAAAAAAATAAAATTGCAATAAAGCATGGATTTCGTAGCGGATTGGAAGATACGATAAATACTCTACTAAAACAAGCAAAAAAAATATTTAGTTACGAATCTGAAAAAATAAATTACACTCAACCCGAAACAAAACATACTTACACACCAGATTTTATTTTAAACAAAGAATCTGGAAACAAATTATACATAGAAACAAAAGGACGATGGGTTAAAGCTGATAGATTAAAATTTGACTTGATATTTAAACAATATCCAAATATAGATATTAGATTCGTTTTCCAGAACCCAAACGCAAAACTATACAAAGGTAGTAAGACTTCGTATTCGCAGTATTGTGATAAAAAAGGATGGAAATGGGCTAAAAAAGAAATACCAAAAGAATGGTTGGATGAATGTGTCTAATATTAATTTTTATTAATGGTGAATAAAAATAAATTTGGTTATCTCATAAATATTTACTATATTTTATAGAATATTAATTTCCATAAAGTGTGTATATGATAAACTATGATCTATTAAATTTAGTTGAAAAAGTTTTAGGTAAGGGTAGAAAAACTTCTGGTAACGATTATGCATTCTTCTCACCATTTAAAAATCACTATAAGCCTAAATTGGAAGTGGATTTCGGTATAAATGAAAAAAGAAGAAATTTATGGCACTGTTGGATAAGCGATAATAAAGGCCGAGACATTGTGTCTTTATTTAAAAAGATAGGGGTTTCTAAACAATATTTTGATGAGTTATACAAAATAATAGGAACAAAGAAGCTATATCAGTATAACATGTCTTCAAAAAAAGAACAAGAAAAATTAATACTACCTAAAGAATTCGTAAAATTATGCGATTACCCAGCGATCGATGATGTGGCTCTAAAACTACAATTAACACAAGCTGTAAATTATCTTAAACGTAGATCAATAACTAGAGAAGATATTTTAAGATATGAAATAGGATATTGTGCTAGTGGCCAATATTCGGGTAGAGTGATAATACCATCATATGATGAAAATTTGAATTTAAATTTTTTTATAGGACGATCTATTTTCGATGAAGACACTATGAAATATAAAAATCCAAACATAGGAAAGAATTTAATAGGACTTGAATCGTTGATAAATTGGAATCAACCCGTAACTCTTGTTGAAGGCATATTTGATGCAATATCCGCCAGATGCAATGCGATCCCATTATTTGGTAAAACCATATCAAATAAATTGAAAGAAAAACTGTTATTACGAAGACCTAAGCTAATAACGGTTGCATTGGATAATGATGCTAGATCCGAGTCTATAAAATTGGCATCATATCTATCGTCAGAAGGATTAAATGTTGCGTTAATGGATTTAAATAAAAAAGATGTAAATGAAATGGGATTTGATAGGTTTCACTCAGAGAAAAAAAATACAAAAGAAATAGACATGTATGATATTATAAAATATAAGGTAAAACATGCATAAAGAATACATAAATACTTCAGCAATTACTAGAGTAGATAGAATATTACATATTGCAGATGTGCATATACGCACATTAAAAAGACATGATGAGTATAGAACTGTATTCGAGAAACTTTATTCGATTTGCAGAGAAAAAGTAACAGAAAATCCTAATACTTTAATTTACCTTGCAGGCGATATTGTGCATGCTAAAACAGACATGACACCCGAATTGGTATCCATAGTAACTGAATTTTTAGACACATTATCGAGAATAGCACCAACTGTTCTAATAGCAGGAAATCACGATTGTAATTTAAACAATCTAAATAGAATGGATGCATTATCACCCATAGTCAATTTAATTGATAGTGATTTTAACAATTTATATTATCTAAAACAGACAGGGATCTATACCATACATAATATCGATTTCGTATTAAACTCCGTATACGAACAACCAGAAAACTTTATTTTAGCAAAAGATGTCCCAGGCGATAATACCAAAATAGTATTATTCCACGGATCAGTTGATATGGCATCAACTGATATTGGAACAACTATGAAAAATAAATACATAACAATTGATACGTTTGATGGATATGATTACGGTATGTTCGGGGATATACACAAATTCCAATATTTAGACTCCAATAGTAAATTTGCATATGCTGGCTCATTAATACAACAGAATTTTGGAGAAGGTCTTACTCACGGCATAATAGAGTGGGATATAGAGAACGATAAATCTAAATTTATAAAAATACATAATGATTGGACATACCATACAATAGAAATAGAAGACGGTAAAATAAAATTACTACCCTCTGAATTTTCAAAATTCAACTGTATTAGATTGAAAGTATCCAATACGTCAAATGCCGATCTATTTAAAATAATAACAAAACTAAAATCAAATATAACAGTTTCAGATATAAAAATTCAGAGAATTAGCAATAAAATAACAGCACAAACACAAATAACACCAGTTATAAAGGGGGATGTTAGAAATGTTGATCATCAAAACACATTAATAATTGATTACATAAAAAATCGTTTTAATGTAACAGATGATATCCTGAACACTATTAAAAATATAAACATCGAAACCAATAAAAAAATAGTAGATAATGATGTAGTTCGAAATGTTATATGGGAACCTATAAAATTTGAATTTGATAATATGTTCTCATATGCAGAAAATAACAAAATACAATTCGATGATATGAATGGGATATACGGCTTGTTTGCACCAAATGCAACTGGCAAGTCTTCCATTTTAGATGCATTAATGTTTTGTATTTTCGATAAGTGTACTAGAACATTTAAAGCTGGTCAAGTATTAAATAATACTAAAAATGAATTTAAATGTAAATTTTCATTTAAAATATCTGGAAAAGAGTATGCAATAGAAAGGGTTGGTGTTAGAGATAAAAAAGGAAATGTAAAAGTAAACGTTGATTTTTGGACAGGTGATGATGATGATAAAACATTTTTAAATGGTGATGATAGAGATTCTACAAATCAAATAATAAGAAGATATTTAGGAACATATGATGATTTTATTTTAACAGCAATGTCTGTTCAAGGAAATAATGCAAATTTTATAGATAAAACGCAAAAAGACAGAAAAGATTTATTAGCACAGTTCTTAGATTTAAATATTTTTGAAGAATTAAATGCACTGGCATCTGATGAGATAAAAGGGGTTCAAACACTTATAAAAGAATTCAGTAAGCAGGACTATTCTACAAAAATAGCAGATTCTAATATAAAATATAAAAAGTATAATATGATGTTAGATGAGGCATTAGATGAAAAAAATAAATTACAAGAAGAATATGATGCATTAAATATCGAAATAGTAGAATTAAACAAGGGCATAATAAATATAGATAGTAATATTGAATTAGAATCCATAGAATCATTGGATAACAAATCATTAACTATTAAAAGAAAAATACAAGAAAAAAATGATAGCCTCTCATTACTAGATATTGAATTGAATGAATTTCAAAAAGAACATGACAGATACTCTGAGCTACTGAAAAATTTTGATAAAGAAGATCTTAAATCAAAAGAAAATGAACTAGAAAAAATACGAGTAACAATACGTGACCTAGATTCTGATTTACGAGAAATAAATCTGCAAATACAACATTGTCAATCGAAACTAGATAATTTAAGCACACACGAATACGATCCAAATTGTAAATTTTGCAATAATAATGTTTTTGTTAAAGATGCAAAAAGAGCAGAAGAAAAATTAAAAGAATTAATTGTGGAAAAAACAAAAACACAGGATGATTTACAAAAATTAAATACAGAATTTTCAAATGGAAAACGAGTATATGACAAATTAAATTTGATGCATAAATATGAAAATGATACATTCGTTTATCAGAAAAAAATATACTCCACAGAACGAGAAATATTTTCCATAAATGAATCTATAGCAAATTTAAACAAGGAATTAAATTTAATAGAAATTTCTTTGAATAAATACAAAGAAAATGAACAAGCTATAAGAACAAATACCGAAATATATCGAAAATTACAGCAATTAGAATTAAAAAGAAACGAAATAAAAACTATAAATATAAAAGCATTAGAAACTAACATATTAGAATATAGCGGGGAAGTAAAAATACACGAACAAATAATAAATGAATGCTCATTATCTATAGAAAAACTGCAAGAATTGGAGAAAAGATTTTATGCATATGATTATTATTTGAAAGCGGTGAATAGAAATGGTGTCCCATATGAATTGATTAGTGAAGCATTACCAAAAATACAATCCGAAGCTAATAGTATTTTATCAGAAATTGTAGATTTTCAAGTATTATTTGACACGGATGGTAAAAGTATTAATACTTATATTGTGTATGACGATGAAAGATTTTGGCCATTAGAAATGTCAAGTGGTATGGAACGATTTATATCATCTATAGCAATACGAACTGCGGTTATAAACGTATCATCACTACCTAGACCAAATTTTATGGCAATAGATGAGGGATTGGGGACATTAGACCCATCCGTATTGAATAATTTTTCATCATTTTTAGATTATTTAAAAACTCAATTTGAATTTGTTATTCTTATATCACACATCGATGTTGTTAAGGATATAGTTGATTATCAGATTGAGATTAAGAAAGAAAATGGTTTTTCTAAAATAGAAATGTAAATTATTGGTGAGAAAATATGACAGCAAATAGACCCGTTAAAAGAAACTTAGATTCTATAAATTCAAAATATGTTGATATAGATAATAAATCACCACTGTATTTGAATATAACTCAAATACCGACGGTCTTTACTGCTGGAGTAAACACTTTTAAATTCAAACCAACAGAATTTGTTTCAACAAAAGAACAAATACTAATAGAAATACTGGATAAAGGACAAAATCCAATATTAACACAAATATTAAACTATAAAGAAATAGATGGAACTAGAGTTGTTTCAGTAGAAATAAATAACACAATACCGTCGGGTAAATGTACAATATTTTTCATTGCATCTATTTTGTATACTAAGGGTAAAGTAAGAATACCAAAAAGATTTTTAAACCAAAACAATTATAAGTATATTCATAATATAACCATAGATAATACTAAAGAAAATGAAAGCGACATAATATACACAAATGCTCCAGTTGCGAGGATGCGCGAAACGATATATCCTATAGTTGAAGAAAAATTTACAACACAAAAGGGTATATCAATAACTGGGACGGGGATATACACAAACATCGATGGTAGACCAAAATTGACTGCAACTAACGGCAATTTTTTTCCAAAAAATGTTACAAATGGAACTATTGTATTTCAGCAACCATCGGATAATATAACTCCGAAAATAACATATACCCCTATAAAATTTTTTTACAGTTCTAGTATAGCTAGGATAAAAACGCCACTAGAAATAGAGCTATCAAAAGAATTATTTTTGCAAGGACCACAAGGACAACGGACTAAGGTATCCAGAGCTTATGATCAGACATATTACATAAAATATAATAAAGATGCTTCTGAAAAAAATATAACACAAAATAGAAAAACATATGCAGTACTTGATATAGACAACTTAACACCAACAACTGGAGACGTTTCGAGAATAAAAGTTTTTGCAAAAAGCTCATCGAGACCAAAATCGGAATATGAGACATTATACGATGGTGAAGTTGAGCCTAGAAATGTTTTTGTGGATACATCACCACAAGCACTACTAATAGATAATCCAATCGGTATGTTCGACACAGATGTTACTGTAAATATTTTTGGAACAAATCAATCTGCAAGTTTATCACCCGCATCTTATTGGGAAGCAGTTTCATACAACAATGCCCCACCAGCAACACCAGTTACTTATTCTGGGTATTCATTCAATTCTATATCATATGTGCCCGATTATACTTTAAGTGATCCACAATTCATATTATTACAACAAAAGGATACGTATAAAACAATATTTTATAAAGACACGGAGTATTCTTTAAAATTAGATTATTTTATAGAAAATAATCAGTATGATTATAGGAACCCTATATTGGAAGTATATGTATCTGGTAGTGCATTTGTAAATACAACATCTATTGGTAAATTCTTGGGAAGAATATCGGAAGACAATAACCAAATACGTTTGAGATCAAACTTTTCGGTACCAATAAAACCCGATAACACTGGAGATGCTGTAATACGATTTAAAATAACAGATGGTGTTAAACTCTCAAATATAAGAATATTAGAACAAGTTGATATAGGATTCACCCCAAACAGAACAAGATTGTATATCCCAATACGATTGGATCATAAAAACGAATACCTAGATTTTAAAATAGAATTTTTAAATAATACTGGAAAACAATCCACTACTAGACTACTTTTAAATAATGTATTATTTAGAGGGGGAAATACTTACATATTCGGTAGTGATAATCTGATAAGCGGATCTACTTTTTTATCATCACAGACGGGTAGTGGAATAAATATGGCATCCAGTGTACATGGATCCACCATAAAATCTAACAACTATTTGGGTTTAGAGAGTAGTAAATTAAGTAAAGATGGATTTGGTTGGGGACTGACATACGGAAATCCATATAATTCCATAAATTACGAGGCATTATCTCGAATAGATATGATAAATAGAGTCGGTTCATCATTCGTATTTGTATCTGAAACTGGTTCAAATGCAAATGATAACAGTCAATTATTTAATTTATATTTAATAGGGAACACATCTAGACTATTAATAGGGAGTAGTCAATCGCTTTCAGGGTTCGGAGAAGGTGGATCACTAATACCATCAGATTGTGGAAATTCTTTCATACGATGGAATGGGTGTAAAATCGAAATAGATAATGCAACGAATTCCACAGGAGACCCGTATGTGTCCTTGACCAGATTGGAAGATTATACAGAATTAAAACGGGCTGGATTTAGATTTAATAGTATCCCTTCAAATACAAATTTCGTTTCGAATGTACTGACAATGCCTACTGGTAATCTTATTAATATAGTTGATAATAATAATTCTGTAATAAACGGAGCTACCCCAGCATTAACGGCATCTGTAGGATCGATGTTTTATGATACTAAAACAAAATTACCATTGTTGTGGACTGGTGAAAAATGGGAATCTCTAGTACCGTTTAATTTTAGAACATCAGTATTTAATCATGCACCTAAAGATGCACCAGGGGGTGGTGCATTGATAAGACATAAGCATAATAAAGACGACTGGTTTCCAATTTCACAATTGATAGCAGAATGGGATGGTGGGAACGTTGATCCTCGTAATAGGGTCTATGTTTTAACAGGGGAGTTTCCACAACTTTTAGCGGATCAATCCATAGTAATATCACCATATTCAGCAAATGACGTTTCTGTTAGATATCTAGCACCAGCAGAACAACCACAAATTTGTGGATGCTATCAATATCTAAAGGATCAACTCGATGACGACCAAGATCCAGCAGTATTATACGTATATGATGAAAGACCAAATAAAACATATTATCAGTTTGATGGTGTAAATGAGTTTGGTTATAAAGTACCAGCAGTTTCATCATCTGCCGATAATTCTGCTTTAAAATCCGATGAAGAAGAAGTACTAAACCCTTTAACTGGTAGAAATATTTACCTAGAAACTATGGAAATATGTTCGGCATCATGGGCAGCTTCTGAATCAAAATGGATGGGAGCAGATACAAATTTAACCCGTCATAAATGGATGAACAACTCAAGAACTCTTGTTGTAAAAATTTAAATTATCTATGTTATAATTGTATTCGATTACATATTTATATGTAATTGTTGAGAATATAATGGAGATGTGGATTGTCATCGTATCAAGATAGAAACCTATCAGCATTACCGATATCAGAATCATTTTGGAGGTTGATGCAAACCGATCCTATTGATGATAAAACATTAATAGATGGAACAGGATCATTAGTAACCGCACTAGCTGTTTCTGGTACAGTGGATGTATTTCGTATAAAAGGTGAGGGTTCAGGACTAACTAACGTAACAGCATCTTATTTATCTAATAATATATCTGGGGATATTCAAAATTTAACCGTTAGGGGTAAATTAGTTGCAAGTGAATTTATAGTATCATCATCAGTTATAAATGTAACGCAATCATACAGTAGCGGTTCAACTATATTCGGTAATACTCAAGACGATAAACATCAATTTACAGGATCGGTTTCAGTATCAGGTGGATTGGTCGCAACCAGCCCCATAACTGCTCCTATATTCATAGGAACTTTTGAAGGGGTTATCTCCTCATCACAACAATTCATAGACTATGGATTCTTAACATCTAGCATATATTGGGATTATGTGCTTGATAAGCCAAATAATATAATATCTGGATCTGGACAAAGGGGGTTCATAGGATTAGGGGAATCTGATTCTCCTAGGTTTGCAAATGTTTATGCCACAAATGCAAATATAGATGGTAATATGGTTATAGGCGGAACATTAACTGCTAGAAGTTATATTGTTTCATCTTCTGTAACATACAATCAATTTGTTCAATCATCGGGATCTACTATATTTGGGGATAGTGGTGATGATAAACACATATTTAGCGGAAGTGTTTTTATATCTGGTGGATTGCGTGTAGATAATGATATAACGGGTAATTTAGTAGGAACATCGTCTTATGCATATAATAGTATAAGCGCATCATACATAAGCCCATCATACATATCATCTTCACTAGCATTATTTAACATTGGAACATCTGGAACTTCTGGCCAAACATATGGCACATCTGGAACATCTGGCGAATCTGGAACTTCTGGATCATCTGGAGATGATGGGACTTCTGGTTCATCTGGAGAAGACGGAACTTCTGGATCTTCTGCATCATCTGGTACTTCTGGAGAAACTGGAACGTCTGGTTCATCTGGAGAATCAGGAACTTCTGGATCATCTGGATCATCTGGTTCATCTGGAGAAGACGGAACTTCTGGCACTTCTGGTTCATCTGGAGAAGACGGAACTTCTGGCACTTCTGGTTCTTCTGGAGAAGATGGAACTTCTGGATCTTCTGCATCATCAGGAACTTCTGGATCTTCTGCATCATCAGGAACTTCTGGATCATCTGGATCATCTGGTTCATCTGGAGAAGACGGAACTTCTGGATCTTCTGCATCATCTGGTACTTCTGGAGAAACTGGAACGTCTGGTTCATCTGGAGAATCAGGAACTTCTGGATCATCTGGATCATCTGGTTCATTCTCTTCATCTGGAGAAGACGGAACTTCTGGTTCTTCTGGAGAAGATGGAACTTCTGGATCTGATGGGACTTCTGGTTCATCTGGAGAAGACGGAACTTCTGGATCATCGGCATCATCAGGAACTTCTGGATCTTCTGCATCATCAGGAACTTCTGGATCATCTGGATCATCTGGAGAAGACGGAACTTCTGGCACTTCTGGTTCTTCTGGAGAAGATGGAACTTCTGGATCTGATGGCACTTCTGGTTCATCTGGAGAAGACGGAACTTCTGGATCTTCTGCATCATCAGGAACTTCTGGATCTTCTGCATCATCAGGAACTTCTGGATCTGATGGCACTTCTGGCTCATCTGGAGAAGACGGAACTTCTGGATCTTCTGCATCATCAGGAACTTCTGGATCTGATGGCACTTCTGGTTCATCTGGAGAAGACGGAACTTCTGGTTCTTCTGGAGAATCTGGAACTTCTGGATCTTCTGCATCATCAGGAACTTCTGGATCATCGGCATCATCAGGAACTTCTGGATCTGATGGCACTTCTGGATCATCTGGAGAAGACGGAACTTCTGGGTCTGATGGCACTTCTGGTTCATCTGGGGAAGATGGAACTTCTGGGTCTGATGGCACTTCTGGATCATCTGGAGAAGACGGAACTTCTGGATCATCTGGAGAATCTGGGACATCTGGATCTTCTGCATCATCTGGTACTTCTGGAGAAACTGGAACTTCTGGTTCATCTGGAGAAGATGGAACTTCTGGGTCTGATGGCACTTCTGGTTCATCTGGGGAAGATGGAACTTCTGGGTCTGATGGCACTTCTGGATCATCTGGAGAAGGCGGAACTTCTGGATCGTCTGGTTCATCAGGAACTTCTGGATCTTCTGCATCATCTGGTACTTCTGGAGAAACTGGAACTTCTGGAACTTCTGGATCATCTGGAGAAGACGGAACTTCTGGATCTGATGGCACTTCTGGATCATCTGGAGAAGGCGGAACTTCTGGCTCTGACGGATCGTCTGGAGAATCTGGTACTTCTGGATCGTCTGGAGAATCTGGTACTTCTGGAGAAACTGGAACTCC